TGGTCTATGTATCCTTTCATTATAAGTGTTGTAGCTTTATTCAAATGGATGCCGTAGAGGTGAAAGAGCTACCCACCATCGACTCTTTTTTGTTTTTAATGATTGGCGTGTTGTTGTTTGTTTTTGCTATACGGTTGTGGATGGCATGACACCCAAGAAGTTAGAGCTATATAGCAAGTACGCTAAGTATGACTTGGATGGCGACGGCACGGTTACTGACGAAGAGCTTGAGCGTCATCAACAGCTAGTAGAGCTTGAACTGCGTGAGGAGAAGGCTGATAGTCAGAAACACATGGCATGGGTGGCAATGGCAAGCATGGTGTTTTTTTCCATATTTCTCATGCTGCCTATCATGCCAGACAGCCGAGTGAACGCTTTGAGCGATTTGTTAGGGCTATTTTACATTGCCCAAGCTAGTGTATGTGGAGCGTATTTCGGAGCCACTGCGTACATGAGCAGGAAGTGATTTGTGTTAGCGGAGGTGCAAGCCGCCAATGCCGCGTTTAATACGATTAAGTCGGCTTTGAAAAACGGGCGAGAGTTGTATGATGTTAGCGATAGTTGTGCCACGTATTTCAACTCTAAGTCGGTCATAGCGAGGCGATCAAATAAGAAGCGCAAAGGCAGTTACTTAGAAAACTTCATGCATCTTGAAAAATTGAAAAAGCAAGAAGAGTGGATACGTGAGTGGATGATCTATGCAGGAAGACCCGGACTTTACGATGATTGGTTAAAGTTTCAGAGCGAATGTAAGCGCATGAGAGCGGCTGAAGAACGGCAGCGTAGGCAAGAAGCGAACAGCTTAGAAGTTTTGGCAGAAAAGTGGTTGAAATGGATGGGTGCGGGTATTACGAGTCTTGGCTCTATACTGGTAACTGTGATGGAAGTTCTTAACACGGCGTAGGAGGCAGATATGTTGCAGACATTGATTGGCCCCGTAGCGGGTTTACTTGATAAATTTATTGAAGATAAAGATGCTAAGAATGCTTTGGCACACGAAATAAGCACTATGGCAGAGCGTCATGCTCAAGAGTTAGCAAAGGGACAGTTAGAAGTCAATAAAGTAGAGGCCGCGTCTAGCTCCATGTTTGTTGCTGGATGGCGGCCCGCGGTTGGTTGGGTCTGCGTTCTCGGCATGGCATCAAACTTTATTGTGATACCTATGGCGAACTTTGGGCTTGCTCTGTCTGAGTCGGGCATCGTTATACCTCTGATTGAGACATCAACAATGATGCCGGTGCTGATGGGTATGCTCGGTCTTGGAGCTATGCGTTCTGTTGAGAAAGTTCAGAAAGTGAGTAGAGAAAAATGATCATTCAGTTTCCTGTGATGTCCGAAGAACAAAAACAAAGCGATAGAGCAGACAGGCAAAAAACGGAAATAGAGCAACAAAGAGTTGTAATTGAAAAATTAAAAAAAAGAGTTGAGAAATTAAATGAAAACAAGCAATGAGGGCATATCCCTTATTAAAAAATTTGAAGGGTGTAAATTGGATGCATACCAATGCAGTGCGAAAGTATGGACAATTGGTTTCGGAACAACTAAAGGAGTTAAAGAGGGAGATCACTGCACAATGCGAGAGGCCGAGGATTGGCTTGCAGACGATCTATATGAATTTGAAAAGTACATACACAAGTATGTCAATACGCCTTTGGATCAAAACCAATTCGATTCGCTCGTGGCTTGGACGTACAATCTTGGTCCGACTAACTTACGCGAAAGTACTTTACTTGTTCGTATTAATGATCTTGATTTTGACGATGTTCCTTATCAAATGAAAAGGTGGAACAGGGCCGGAGGAAAAGTGCTAGACGGTTTAGTACGCAGGAGAGAAGCAGAGTCGTTGTTGTGGCTTGGAAAAGATTGGACACATATTTAGTTAGATAAGTAGCCTTTTTTGTATAAGATATGATAGGATAAAACACTACTTTAACAGACAATATGCGTACATATACGAATGGATGAGATATATACTTCCGAAGCAGTTTTTAGAATTATTAGGGATAGAAGACAAAGCATTGTCGATTTAATGATGTATGGCAATGTTAAGTCTATGGAGCAATATCGTGAGCTTATGGGCAACATGGACGCCCTAAATCATGTGGAACAGGAATTAAAACACCTGCTAGATAAACAGGAGCGTAGTAATGACTAAACCAGAAATTGACCTTTCTGCCGCACCAAATGCCTCTTTTAATCAAATGATAGAAAAAGAGGAAGCAAAAACCTTAAATGAAGCATACGTCGAAAAACCTTTTTTACGCCCCGACAACATTGGAGAGAGTCTTCTGGAAAGACTTCCTTCTCCTACAGGTTGGAGAATTTTAATACTTCCTTACCGCGGTAAGGGGCAAACAGAAGGTGGTATTTATTTACCAGATCAAATGGTCGAACAACAACATGTATCAACTCAAGTTGGCTATGTGTTAAAGGTCGGCTCTCTTGCTTACAAAGACCCTGAGAAATTTCCATTAGGCGCGTGGTGCGCGGAAAAAGATTGGGTAATGTTTGCCAGATATGCAGGATCAAGATTTTCTATTGATGGGGGCGAAGTTCGGATTCTTAATGATGACGAGGTTTTGGCTAAAATTTTAGATCCTGAAGACGTTTTGCATTTTTAAGGGGTAAGTTATGAGTACAGAAAAAGATACGCAGATTGAATTAGATGTTGGTGAAAACGAGGTCGATGTTGAGGTTGAGATAGATTCTAATGAAGAGGCTGAAGTTGTTTCCACTGAGGATCAGTTTCAAAAAGCAGACAACTCTACACAGAAGAGAATAGATCGTCTTACCAAGAAGATGCGAGAAGCGGAAAGACGAGAATCTGAAGCGGTTAACTACGCTAAAAAAGTTCAAGAAGAAGCTCAACAGCTAAAGGCTAGAATGAACAGTTTGGACAGTCATTATGTTAATGAGTTTAGCAGCAGGGTAACTACGCAACAGCAACAAGCCGAAGAAGCTATGCAACGAGCTATGGAAATAGGCGACACCAAAGCTGCGGTTGAAGCGCAAAGATCGTTAACGTCGTTAGCTATTGAAAATGATAGGGCTCAACAAGCCAAGGTTCAACAAGAGCGTTATCAACAGCAATTGCAAGCGCAACAGCAAGCTCAAGTTAATCAGCCTATGCCACAACAACAAGCCGCCCCAAAACGGCCTGACCCTAAAGCGGAACAGTGGGCTGTAAAGAACGATTGGTTTGGTCAAGACGAAGCAATGACTTATGCCGCGTTTGGCATACACAAGCGATTGGTCGAGGAAGAAGGGTTTGACCCGAAGTCTGATGACTACTATACTGAGCTTGACCGAAGAGTTGCGGGAGAATTTCCTCACAAATTTGGTAAACAGAAGGGCCGTCCCGCTCAAACGGTGGCTTCTGCATCTAGACAAACAACAGGGCGCAGTGGGAAAAGACAGGTTCGACTCACCCCGAGCCAAATGGCAATAGCGAAAAAACTGGGTGTGCCGCTTGAAGAATACGCGAAATACGTGAAGGAGTAATGAAATGAGTGATACAACCGAAAAGTTAGATGCACCCATCAAACGTGCTTCTCGCGCAAATACAGAACGGAGCAAAAAGGCAGTGCGTAAGCCTTGGGCTCCGCCGTCAATGTTAGATGCACCACCTGCCCCTGACGGGTTTAAACATCGTTGGATTCGATCTGAAACACGAGGATTTAACGATACTAAAAACGTCAGTGCAAGGCTGAGAGAAGGATATGAATTGGTACGTCAAGACGAGTACCCTGACTATGAAGCTCCAGTTGTTGAATCAGGTAAATACGAAGGTGTCTTTGGAGTAGGCGGACTACTTCTTGCTCGTATACCGTTGGAAACTGTTGAAGAACGATCAGACTATTTTGCGGGTAGAAATAGAGATCAGATGGAAGCGGTCGATTCGGATATGATGCGAGAAAACGCACATTCAACCATGACGATTGCCAGACCTGATCGTCAATCTCGTGTAACTTTTGGCGGTCCACGCAAGTGACGACCGTATAACTAGGAGAAAACTGTTATGGCAAATGAAAATACTGCCTATGGTCTTCGTCCAGTTGGTATTGTTGGAAGCGGTGTAAATTCTACCGGTGTAACCGAGTATGAGATTGCAAGCAACAACACTAATGCTATTTTTCAATATGCTCTCTGCGTTCCTTTGGCAGCAGGTGTTATTGACCAAGCAGGTGCCACCAGTGGTGGTACTACGCAAGCATTAGGTGTACTGATGGGCGTTGAGTATGTAGATAGCGTCACTAAGAAGCCTACGTTTATTAATTACTGGCCCGGTTCAGGCTCTGTGAGTGTTGACACCAACCACCCAGTAAAGGCTTTTGTTGCAGATAACCCAATGCAGATATTTAAAGTAGCTAGTGATG